TGTGTCAGAATATAGTAAAATGGGTATCAATACAATTTGCTTCTATCTAACTGAAACAACCCGAGATATTAACGACGCTATATACCAGATGAATGATTTTGGTTATGTCGACTATGAAGTTGTGGACGAACAGCGTAAGGATATTCGACAAGCGTATCGTACGGATAAGCTTAAATTATATAAGAATATGTGCGGATACAATCAGTACTTCTTACTTAAGGCTGGTAATAAGGACTTGGATACATCTGTTGAAAGTCTTGAGATTGATTCCAATGCTTCAAAGGCCCAGATTAAAAAGGCCTTTTCGAAGTACTCCTCGTCCAAGAAGCTTAATCGCTCATTGGCAACTAAGTTTGCTCAGGCCATTGCCTAAAAGCTAATATTATTGCCTCAAAGTTACGATCTGTGACGAACTAGGGGTTCTCAAAGGCCCCTAGGTATGGTATAATAGCACTATAAATTGATTAAGGGATACTATATTATGATGAACCAAACTGATCTACTGGCTGCTATCTCGGCTACATATCCTGACCGTAACAACCAGGAATTCACCCCTAAGGAAATACTTTCAGTGGCTCGTAAGCTGGGACTATCCGATGGTCAAGCCAAAAAATTCACAGAGTCTAATCCTCGCGTACGCTGGGGCGTTTACAAACTAGAAGGCTTGGTCGTTCCATTCCAAAAGAAAGAAGATAAAATTATGGCATCAGTAACGTCAATAATGAATGACGAAGTCTTTGTACCTCAGAAGGATCAATCCTTTGTATCTTGGGGTCACTTCAAAGACGTAGTTTCAGTTATTAAATCATCTATCTTCTATCCAGTATATGTCACTGGCTTATCCGGTAACGGTAAGACTATGATGGTAGAACAAGCGTGCGCTAAGCTTAACCGCGAATACGTACGTGTACAAATTACTCCAGAGACAGATGAAGACGACCTAATCGGTGGCTTTCGCTTGGTGAATGGTGAAACTGTGTTTAATAAAGGCCCAGTCATCAAAGCGATGGAAAAAGGAGCTATTCTCCTAATCGATGAAATAGATCGTGGGTCTAACAAGATCATGTGTCTTCAGGGAGTACTCGAGGGTAAGCCTGTCCTCATTAAAAAGACGGGCGAAGTCATTAATCCATCAAATGGCTTTAACGTGATAGCAACAGCAAACACTAAAGGTAAAGGCTCCGAAGATGGCAGATTCATTGCTGCTACAATCATCGACGAAGCCTTCCTGGAACGTTTCACTATTACCCTCGAGCAACCTTATCCTTCATCGAGTGTAGAGCGTAAGATTATTATTAATCATATGCAGAAGTTTAACTGCCTCGATGAATCATTTGCTGACAACTTAACAGTTTGGTCAGAAACCATACGTAAGACCTTCGCTGATGGCGGTGTTGATGAGATTATCTCCACACGTCGTCTATGTCATATCGTCCAAAGCTACTCTATATTTGGCGATAAGCTGAAGGCAATCCAACTTTGTGTATCTCGCTTCGATGAAGATACACGTGATGGATTTCTCGATCTCTACACAAAAGTGGATGCTGAACCTGCCCCAGAACAAAATAAATTCATTAATGATTCTGACTGGGTAGACAACCCAATCTGTGATTCTATTGACAATATTATTGATAACCTATAAAGGGGATTTATTATGAAAATAAAACCAAACGATCAAGGTGGTATTAAGTATGACGGGGAAAAGCCTGATTACTCTTTAGTTCCTTTTAAGTCCATGGACGAAGTTGTTAAGGTGTTAACCTATGGTGCTGCAAAGTACGATAGGTTTAACTGGGAAAAGGTCGAGCCACGCAGATACCAAGCTGCTGCAATGAGACATATATCAGCCTATATGCAGGGTGAAAAGATAGATCCGGAATCTGGTATCAATCATCTTGCCCATGCAGTTTGTTCTCTTCTATTCTTAACTGACTTTGATCTTCGAGAATCAGAATCTGGGGAGTGTAGCAAGGTGACAGTATCTTATAATACCCCTTTTACTACTGAAGAATATAACAGTATACAAGAAGAGAAAAATGCGGTATAATATACTACATACAACAAAAACGGGAATTCTAAATAATGAAACTAAGTGAAGAAACTCTAACCCTTCTTAAGAACTTTGCCGGGATTAATTCTAACATCGTAATGAATCCAGGAAACGTCGTTAAGACTATGTCTGAAAGCAAGACTATTATGGGACAAGCTACCATTGCTGAATCTATCCCTAATCAGTTTGGCATTTACGACCTAAATGAATTTCTAGGCGTTGTTAACATGTTCGATGATCCTACACTAGAGTTCGATCCCAACATGAAATTCGTTAATGTCCGTGAAGGTAATAAGTCAGTTAAGTACTTCTTCTCTGATGCATCTATTCTCACAACACCGACTAAAGATATCGTTATGCCTCCGTGCGAAGTTAACTTTACTCTTACGTCATCGGACATGGCTAACATCCGCAAGGCCTCGTCTGCTTTGGGTGTAACAGATCTGGTAGTCTCGATAAAGTCTAACGAAGCACCGATGCTTATTGTTACAGATACCGAAGATGCTACCTCGAATACCTATGAAGTTGCCCTAACCGAATACTCTGCAGCTGGCGTAGACTGTCGGTTTGTCTTTAATATCGGTAACTTCAAGTTTGTTAACGAAGACTATCAAGTATCGATCTCATCTAAGCTCCTATCTAACTTTAAGTCGTTAACTAGCTCTACCGAATATTGGGTAGCTCTAGAAAAGAAATCAACCTTTGGAGGTTAATATGTCAGAACAAGAAGACGGTCTGTCTATCGACGACCTAATGAACGTATTAAGAATTATTAATACATCAACGGAACGCGGTGCCTTTAAGGCAAACGAATTATCTTTTGTAGGGAATGTCTATGACAAGTTCACAGGATTTATTAAACAAGCGCAGGCAGCAGAATCAGCTCCTGAAACAAATGAAACTAGCGAAGGTGATGCAGATGGTAGTGAATAATCCAGCGGATCGTACAAAGATCCTTAATGCAATTAAAGAATGGTCTAACTCAGCTACACGTGCTGAAGCAGAAAAAGACTTACAGAAAAACATTGTAGGTGATCTTTCAGACGAAGTAGGTATTGATAAGAAGTTCCTAAATAAGCTTGCTACAATGTATCATAAGCAAACCTTTGCACAATTCCAAAGTGAAGTTGAGGAGATCGAAGAACTATATGAATCTGTTACTACCACAGCTTAACTCGTGACTGATGAAGAGATAGAAGATTTGATACTTCGGATGTTCGAAAAATATCCGAAGTGTCCAACCCCGGATCAACAACCCCGGATTTTCTATTACCACTTGAAAATGTTTTTATATGGTGAAGGTTATTTCTAATCTGTTTACTTTTACCTTGTTATGTGATATAATGTATCTTTATTATGGAGTTGTGAAATATGTCTACAGATTTTCTCTGGGTAGAAAAGTATCGTCCTGCTAAAGTAGCAGACTGTGTTCTACCCCAATCGCTTAAAGAAACCTTTTCGACCTTAGTCTCTACCGGTAATCTGCCTAACATGCTATTCACCGGTACAGCTGGCGTCGGCAAGACTACAGTAGCTAAAGCCTTGTGCAAAGAGCTTGACCTTGACTACATCGTTGTTAATGGATCCGAAGAAGGTAACATTGATACGCTAAGAAACAAGATCAAGCACTTTGCTTCTACTGTTTCTCTACAAGGTGGGTACAAAGTGGTTATCCTCGACGAGGCAGACTACCTAAACCCACAATCTACGCAGCCTGCTCTCCGCGGGTTCATCGAGGAATTCTCTAATAATTGCAGGTTTATCCTAACGTGTAACTTCAAAAACAGAATCATCGAACCTCTGCACTCACGATGTTCTGTCTATGAGTTCGCTATCCCTAATGCAGAAAAGCCTGCAATCGCTGCTGGCTTCTTTAAACGCACTATGGATATACTATCACAGGAAGGCATAACCTTCGATCAAAGAGTAGTTGCTACCCTTGTAGAAAAGTACTTCCCTGACTTTCGTAGGGTATTAAACGAACTACAGCGTTATTCTCTATCTGGTACTATCGATGCTGGCATCCTTGTTAACCTATCAGAAGATAACGTAAAGATCCTAATAGCTCATCTAAAAGATAAAGACTTCAAGGGTATGCGTAAGTGGGTGGTGGACAACATTGACACAGAACCTGCTGCTATATTCCGTAAGATCTATGACAACATGCTTACCTACATGAAGCCCCAATCCGTTCCTAACGCTGTGCTTATCCTGGCCGACTACCAATATAAGAACGCGTTCGTGGCTGATCACGAGCTAAACATTGTAGCCTGTATGGTAGAACTTATGGCTAATGTGGAGTTTGCGTAGTGAATCCTTTTGATTACCTAAACTCTATTAACTCTACCAAGAAAGACATCATGGAGCAGGAAAGCACGTATAACCCCTACATGATCAATCGGGGTTTGTCTTACTTCAACGATACTGTACTATATGCTAATGAAATGAACCGTTATCACCACCTTGATAATAAGCTTCAATATCATTTTCTTATAAATAGTATCAGACCAAGAAAAAGGTTTTCGAAGTGGTTGAAGAAGTCCGACCCGGACTCAGTAGATGTAGTTAAAGAATATTATGGCTATAGCAATGAAAAAGCCCGCCAGGTTCTTTCCCTACTGTCCGCTGATCAAATTAATGAATTGAAGCAGAGGCTATACAAAGGTGGAAAATAATAACAATATTAGTGAAGTTGTTGATGACTGGACCCCAGCATCGATGCTCGAAGTAACACTAAATGAACCAGACGATTTTTTAAAGGTACGCGAGACCCTTACTCGAATTGGTGTTGCATCACGTAAAGATCGCAAATTGTATCAATCTTGCCATATACTACATAAGCAAGGTAGATATTTTATTACGCACTTTAAGGAGTTATTTCTTCTTGACGCTAAACCATCTAACCTTACTGTAAATGACGTAGAGCGTCGAAATACTATTGCTACCCTGTTATCTGACTGGGGATTAGTATGCATAATAAGCTCTGCTAGTTTACCTGTAGCACCTTTGCGTCAGATTAAAGTTATCTCTCATTCAGAGAAAAACAACTGGGAGCTTTGCCCAAAATATAACATCGGTAATAGCTAAGAAAGAATTACACAACCGTGTATAAATAAGTAATGAGATGCGGAATGGTCCGGTCTCATTACAGTACTAACCTTGCTATAAAATAGGAGGTCATTCACATGACACTACAGCACTTTCCCACTATGGGACCATCGTTCGTTGGATTCGAAAGGCTTATTAACCAGCTAGAAAGATCCGCCAACTACAAAGACACCTACCCACCTCATAACTTAATTCGAAAGAATGAAAATGAATTCTCAATTGAACTAGCCGTAGCTGGCTTTAGTTTAGATGAGATTGATATTGAGGTAACAGAGGGTGTTCTAACAGTTTCTTCTATCTCAGATAAGACTGTAAGTTCTCTAGACAATCAGCCTGATTATATCCACAAGGGTATATCTACAAAGCAATTCAGAAGAAGCTTTAATTTAGCTGAATATATAGAGGTAAAAGAAGCACGATACCTTAATGGGATTCTAACAATAGATCTTGCTAGGGAAATACCTGAAGATAAAAAGCCACGTAAGATTAGTATTTCTAATTACGTGTCTCCCGAACTAGAGGAACTAGCTCAAGAACTATTGACTGAAGACTAATATTATGGCTGTAGATCGAACCCGGTACACCTTTCCTAATCCAGATACAAAGGTTGGCGAACTTATTAAAAGACGTCGACTTAATATACTCGTTCATTCGTCTATGTATTACTACCTAGATACAAGCATTATAAATGATGATCAATTTGACGCTTGGTGTTTTGAATTAGTAGATTTACTTAAGAAGTATCCTAATGCTTATTCAGATAGATTTGATTATGCATTTGAGGATTGGGATGGGATGTCCGGGTATGATTTACCATTGAGAGATCCGTGGGTTGTTGGAAAAGCACAATACTTAATAAAATTAAATGAGAAATAAATTATGGACGTGAAAGTTATACGATTATTTTCGGGTGAAGAAGTTATTGGATTCGCTAAAGAAGTTAAAGGCGGCTGGGAAGTAGAAAAGCCTGGCATGCTAGTACCAACTGAAAATGGAGTAGGCATTATGAATATGATGCCATACACTACGATTAGCGATGAAACTACTTTTATTAAGGATACTATGGTTGGCTTTGTAACTAACCCAGTACCCGGATTAGAAGAGCAGTTCAGATCAATCAATCAAACTATTGTAACCCCTGATAGGAGTATTATAGTATAAAGGGGGTTTACTCTGGATTGAAACTGTGGTATAATAGAATATATTATCGAAATGGAGATACACTTTGAGTTTTTACACTTCAGTTGCACGGTACGGGAATTCTCTCCTGTACCGTGGTTATAATGACTCCGGACGTCGTGTCCAGAAAAAAGTAAAGTTTAAGCCTACACTTTACATCCCATCAAATAAAGAGCTTGGTTGGAAGTCCATCGACGGTCGCGATGTGGCTCCTATGACCTTTGACTCCATGCGTGACGCTAAGG